GATGCGCAGATTGCAGAGGGCATGCGTTACGGCTCTGAGAACCCGGAGTTTGCAGAGGTCTTCCGCCAGTATCAACTGTTCAACGACAAGCTAATGCAGTTCCTTGTGGACACTGGCTCCATTGACCAAGCCACAAAGCAGCGGCTGATGGGGACCACAGACTACGTTCCGTTCTACCGTGTCATCGAAGACGAACAGTACACAGAGGGACTGTTCGGTCAGGTGAAGAAGGCAAGTCAGTTCGCGCAGAACACCACCTCTGCATTTGACAATCCCGATGCCCGTATCAAAGAAGTCCTTCGCAAGCTGAAGGGTGGAGAAGAGCGTATCGGAGACCTGTACGAAAACATCTTCGCCAACACACAGGCCATCGTGTCCGCTGGTATGCGCAACGTCGCAGCCCAGAGAACGGTCAAGATGATTGAGGAGTTGAAGAGGACTGGATACTACAAGGACGCCAGCCCTGATGTCATTGAGCCTCGCCGCATCACGCAGACTGAAGCCAAGAACAACAGCAATCACTTCACACTGCGCGAGAACGGCAAGACAGTCTTTTATGATGTCGGCTCTGACGGCGAACTGATTACTGCCATGCGGACGTTTACCCCGCTACAGATGCAGGGTTTGCTCAAGGCTATGCAGAACATGGGCCGGTTCTTCAGGAACATGATTACAATCACGCCGGGCTTTATGACAGCCAACCTTATCAGAGGTGACCTTGCTGGTGTGGTCACGGTAGACGCACCGTTGCGACCGATGATTGACACTCTTACCGGATTGAAGAACGCCCTCACCGACGCCGAGACGGTCCAAGAGATGAAGACCATTGGTGGCTTCGGCGGCTACACTTTCGGCGACAACAACCAGACGTTCGCCAAGAAGATGAAGCGGCACTACCGTCGTCACGAAGGCTACACAATCGTCGATACGCCACAGAAGATGTATGACCTGATTGGTGGGGCAATCGACAAGGTAAACCAGCTAGGTGAAGCGACAGAGATGGCGACCCGCGAAGCTATCTTCCGTCGTATGACTGAGGCTGGCGCAAGCAAGGGTGACGCCGCCTTTGAGGCGCTGAACCTCATCAACTATTCTCGCAAGGGCAACCCACAAGGTGGCGCAGCCCAGACGCTGGCCATGCTGCTGCCGCTGGTTCCGTTCTTGAACGCGAGGATACAGGGTCTCTATCGCACAGGCACAGCATTCAACGGCGAGTCGAATGCGACGGGTACTCTCATCAAGGGCATGACACTGATGGGATTGTCCCTCGCTCTGTACGCATTGAGCAGTCAGGAAGACGAGTGGGATAACGAGCCGCTGCACCGCAAGCTGAATTACTACATCATCTACGCTGGCGATAAAAAGTATCTTATCCCCAAGCCGTTTGAGATTGGCGCGATGTTCTCCACGCTGCCAGAGGTATTCCTTGACGGCATCAAGCAGAAGGATGGCGAATATGTGCGGGACGCTGTACTGCAAGTCCTGATGAACAACTTCTCATTCAACCCCATACCGCAAGCCATTAAGCCGCTGGTCGAGGTCGGAACAAACTACGACTTCTTCAGAGCGCGGGAGATGGAGAGCCTTGGTGTCCGTGGCTTGCCGACAGAACAACGGTCATACTCAACGACATCTGAGTTTGCCAAGCTGATGGGAGACATCACCAGCACTATGGGTGTCAGCCCGATTGAGGCAGAGGCACTGGTCAATGGCTACGCTGGTTCGATGGGTGGCATGGTGCTGGCTGGTGTGGACAGTCTGCTTGGTACATTCGGTGTGGTTCCCAAGAAGCCAGCCGGTGTGTTTGGGGACAGCATCACATCGAAGGCAGCCAGTTCGCTGGGTATCACACGGTTTGTTAAAGACCGTGGCGCAGACCCGGCCAACCGTTTCATCTCTGAGTTCTACGAGATGAAGCGTGAGGCTGATGAAATCAACCGGGGTATCAACCGTCTTCGCGAAGAAGGAAACTACGAGGCGGCGATGGAGATGCGCCGGGAGAACCGTTCACTGCTTGGTGTAAGAAAGCAGTTGAACAGGAAGTACCAGCAGCTAAACGAAATCAATGACCGCATCGCTGGCGTAAAGTCAGGCGGCCTTTCGCCTGACCAAAAGCAGTCTAGAATTGACCAGCTTATCAAACAAAGAAACCGAGTTGTCTCTGATATGACGAGACTAAAGAAACGAATACGAGGAAACTAGTATGTTTACAGCACATATTTTCTTCTGCGTGATGCTTGCTCCTGTCCCCGAATGCGCAATAGCTGACGACACACGGGGGCCATATGAGGCCGAAGAAAAATGTATTTTCCGATTGGGGGAGATGCAGTCGGCGCTAGCAACCTTACATCCGCGCCTCAAGGTGGTGGCGGCGCGCTGTGAAAACAACAAAGGGGAAGAGGTCTAATGTGGACAGCCCTTATATCACCCATAGCAAGCCTTGCAGGTACGTTCCTTGAGGGGCAGGTGTCCAAGTCCAAGGCGAAGGCCAACCTCGCTCAGACAGAGGCAGAGACCAAAGCAGAGGTGCTGAAAAGTGCTGCCATGCACGATAGCAAGTGGGAACTCATCATGGCTGAGAGTACCAAGTCCAGCATCAAAGATGAGATTGTCACCATCGTTGTTCTTGTGCCAGTCATTCTGTGCTTCATCCCCGGCATGGAGGACGTGGTGAAGAACGGCTTCGACAGGTTGGCTGAGTTGCCTGAGTGGTACACCTATTTGCTTTTCCTTACATGCTCTGCGGCACTCGGCATCAGGTCACTGGATAAGTTCAGGAAGAAGTGATGGCTGAGTTGACCATGGAACGCTTCCTGAAGTGGAAGATTCTACCCCGTCTCATGATGGGCATAATGACTAAGAGAAGAACTAGCGATTGACGAAGGCATCAAACACGAAGTCTATCTCTGCTCACTAAATCACAAGACAATGGGTATTGGGCATCTCATCACCAAGGACGACCCTGAGTGGGACTTGGACGTTGGTGACGCCGTGTCAGCAGAAAGAGTCGCCGAGGCTTTTGCCAAGGACGTAGACAACTGTGTTTCTGATTGCCGAATTATCTTCAAGGACTTTGACAGCATGCCGGAAGAGGCACAGCGGTGCTTCGCCAACATGTGCTTCCAGTTAGGCAGACCAACCCTGTCTAAGTTCCGTAAGACCATCATGCTTGCCGAGGAAGAGCGGTGGGACGAGTGTGCAGCCGAGTGCCTAAATAGCAGGTGGGCTAGGCAAACACCCAACAGAGCGAAGCGAATCGCCGACAGGCTTGTCAGCCTATCTGTGCCATCTTGATGTATCAGGATACGTCAAAGTCATACAGTTAGGGTGTAACCTATTGATTTCCTTGAGAGATGCTGGCGGGAGTGACGCCTTTAACTTTCAATATATTCAATAGGTTACGACCCATTGTATGACTATTGTATGACACGCATCTTAGGGTTGGCAATTAGGTTCGAACCGACCTCGGACGACTTGTCCATGAAGTCCGGCTGGAACTTTGCGTAATGGTCCTGCGTGATTTTTGTATTCTTGTGACCGAGGTATGAAGACACCTCATATATAGGAACGCCAGCCTTTACCATATGGACAGCACAGGTGTGACGTAGCACATGTGGGCTACAGTCTTCTAGGCCAGCACGGTCAACCGTCTTGCGGAACTCGTTATATACACTGGTCAATGGCCGTCCATTTTTCTCCACCAGATATCCGCTCTGACTTTTGTCGATTGCGTCCATCAAGTATGGTCGCAAACCAGTCGGCATCTTGATAACAGAGCGCGGCTTGTGACGACCCTGTATGGTCGGGTCGCGGAAGTCGATGATATTGTCGTCGAACAGAACACGGTCAGCGGTCAACCCTAGTATGGCACCGCTACGCGCAGCCGTCGAAACAGCTATCAGTGTCCACAGCCTTAGATGATATGACTGACAGGCATCAAGGAGATGGTCTATCTCTTCTTGCGTTAGGTATCGGTCGCGCACACCACTTCCTACTTTGTAGAATTTGAATGGTGTCCACTCAATCAGTTCCTCCTGAACACAGTAGTTCAACGCCGCGCTAAGAACGTCAAGTTCGCGTGACGCTGTCTGGGGCTTTACGCCCCGTGAACGGATGTACTGCTTTGTGTCTTGGCGTGTCAGGTCCATGAAGCTGATGTCTCCCAGATGTGTAAGGAGTTGCCTTACAATACTGTGATGCCGCTTCATATTGTGGTGAGATGTATTCCTCGCCAGAAGTTCGGCGGTGTACTCCTGAAGAACCTCCGACAGCCTTGAGAAGGCTACGCCCCTGCCGCTGGCCTCTCCATCGACGAAGCCTTTGAACTTCTCCGCTGCTTCCTTCGGGTCATTTGTCCCAAGCGATATCCACTTCTGTATAGTTCGCCACTTGCCGTGGCGCATGGTTCGCTCGTTCCATGTGGCCTCAAACTTTCGGCCCTTTCTCTGGACAAGTCTGTACTGCATTGCATATCTCCTTCCTCAAATTCGTGAACGCTACGCATACATACTCTGACTGAACGACCTATTTTATAGGCTGTCAATCTCCCACTCTTGATAAGGCGCTCAACAGTTGAGCGAGAAACACCCCAGCGTGTCTCTAATTCCTTAATGCGTATGACATAACGCTCCACGACTTCACCTCTAACTGACATGCTACACTCTAATCATGACCTTCTCTGTTTGAGAGAATGCTTAAACTCATTTACGAGATTATCCATCTGATATCTCATGGCATCATTTCCCACAGCAGCCAACTCAGCCCTGCTGTTAAGGCCAAGAAAAGTTCGTAGTGCATTGGCAGCTTCCTCTTCAGGTGAACCAAACCCCCACGCATAAAATCCGTCTTCTCCAGCCTTGTGTTCCATAAACTTCTGGAACCTCTCATCCTTGCAAAGCATCACTGACCGCTGAATGTATCTTTTAGCAGGGCTTTCTTGCTGCTCGAGTTCTGGATTGTCGTAGTCCATAGCCTTGAGACCAATAGCTAGAGGCAGTCCAGTTGGTGCAAACACAAGCCAATCAGCAGCGCCAAACTCATGCACGGTCAAGGTCAGTTGCCACAGGCCATCCGTGGTTTGACGGATGGCATGCTTCTTTGCCTCAAATCCACTGACCTCAGTGAATGCATGTTGCGGAACCGGCTTCATTCCAACTCCTCATAATACACAGCACGATAAGCCTCTCTGATTAGGTGGGCGACAGACACCTGCTTCCCTGCCCTCTTAGACTCATCAAATGATATCTTGGCCAAGACAATCCAGTCATCGACCGGCATTAACAAATTATAGGTCTTCGTTTCTGTCGCTAGCTTTGTGCGTCCCATTTGTTTCACTCCACAAATCTTGGGCCACTTGCATTGCGTCTATCCCCTCAAACACCCAGAACAGGCGCTCACCTTCCTTTGTCGTATGCAGTCTGTGGTGACATTCTCCACAAAGAGGAACCGTCCACTGGTCACCCACCTTTTGCCCATGACCTCTCGGCTCGGCAAACTGTATGTGATGCGCGTGGCACGGCGGGTTCGTCCCACATACTAGACAGGGCAGTTGCCTGACCCTGCCTAGATGCGGGAGGAATCGAACCTTCTTCAGACTAGAACGGAATTTCATCCGACATAGTCTGCGCAGATTGCTGTGCCATGGCACCGCCATTTCCTGCGCCCTGCGGCTCTGGGATGCTGAGTTGAAGGCTCATGTAGGGCGTACCCTTTTGAGACTTACGCATCCATCCAGCGAGACGGTATTTTTGACCGCCAACCTCACAGTCACCGGTATAGTCGGGCTGCTTATCGGTTTCCTTGCGGTCGTTCTTAAACAGGCGACCGCGCAGGTTGTTATCATATTCAGTCATTGCTTACTCCTCAGTGTCTGACTGTTCGGGTAATGAACTTCTCAGGTTTTGCATTGCGCCTCTGAGTTCCTGATACTCTTCCTCTGATTTAGACTGGAGCATTTCAAAAAATTCTCTGCGGTCTATGAGCAACTGGTTCAACTCTTGTTTTGACTTACAGGCCCGTGCGCGTTCAGCAAACTCGGAGGCCGTGTCGATTGCCTTCACGCGCTGCTGGCTTACCTTCGGAAACTCAACGACAGTCTTTGCTTGCTCCGCCATTCTTACCTCTTCTGCTGATGCCATCTTGCCACCATGCAGACCCAGCAATCCCAGCATCCTTCCAACCGCCGAGGTCTCTGCATTCTCAACAGCACTTGTCTGGTTGACGCTACTAGATGCACGAAACTCTTCTGCTGTCCCGACTGATTTGACACCCTTCATCTGGACAAGTTCAGAACCGTTCTCATCAATGATTACATCTACTGACTCAGCCAAGTACGCCTTGGCTACAACCTTATTGTCATCAAGGATGGATATGGATGTGTATATGGAGGACAACTCTCCAATGTCTGCGGCATCTACATGTTGCCGGAACAACTCGACGCGCAATGGTACTGTTGAATATTCCTTGCCCCGTATCTTTTCCTTACCACTTTTAGATTGAGCAAGGCGACGTTGCAGGTCAGATATTTTGTTGGCCATCAGACAACAGTCCTTCTGCAAATAATTCAGATTGATATTGTGTACAAAACTGCGCGACATCACAGAACCTCTGGCACCTAATAGGTTCTGGTTTTCTTTTCTCTACATGAAATGGTGACTTGGTCTTATGGTCGAGGGCAGACTGCTCGTCGTTGTAAAGCCTGAGTGTCTTGCCTGTCTTACTGGACACGACCGCATACTTGGTGGAAGACATCCACCGTTCCTCGTCAGTGCAGGGTGGCAACTCTTCACCGAAGTGGAGAGATAGCCTCTCTCTGATGTAAGACTCTGCCTCTTCCTCTGACCAGATAGGCAGTTCAAATGTCGGAAACATAGTATCCGGGTATGACCCTGACACTTTCCTGTCGGACCAATCACGAATAACGCCACTTATATATAGGCCAACTGGGTTCATCCCGTTCTGACGCAGCAGGAACGCATAGATGTTTAGCTGTTTCTCGAAATCCTTCAGGTCCGTCTGGGCCTTGTAGGCGGTCATCACCTTATAGTCCCAAACCTTAACGCCACGCACGGCTGGCTCAATAGCGTCGATGGCACCCGACACAATACGCCCGTCAACCTGTGCGTAGAAACGCCTCTCCACAATCCATTCGTCAGGAGCATGCATCTCCATATGGTTATGCCATGCCTCGCCTAACTTGGCGAATCCACGGCTCTGTCTTTCAACAGAGATTTGGTCCCGGTACTGACTGGTTAATCTGTGAACGCGTGGAGAGTCTTTCAGCCTAGTTGCAGATATATCTGTTGGAATGATGCCGGGGTCATACCCGTCAGCATCAAGATATTTTTCCAAAGACTCTGGTATGATTGACTTGTCCAACTTCATGACGCAAGTGTCGCATCGCAGAGCAGAACTGTCAACAAATTTTCGTCTGACTTTTCTCTGTTATCTTAGAAGTCAGATGTTTTCCTGACCATTCTGCCCATGATTGTCACTTCGTCAGACTTTACCTCGTAGGAGTCTGACAGCAAGACATCACTTGACACCACCATGCCACCCCACTCGTTTCGCTTCATCCAACGGAAATAGGAGCGACCGTTGATTTCAACGTGGTACACACCTTTAGATGAAACCTCCACGGCCTTCTCAAACCACCCGACAATGTTAGCAACCTGCATAACATCGCACTCTGAATTAGACACCGATACCAAGTATATATCCTCATACCTGTCACAGACTTTCTTTTCGACAGCATGAGATGCGCAGTGACTTGGCGTCTTAGTCCCCTCACTTATATCCCAGCGGTCAAGTATGGCATACCCGGTGTAGTCAAAATCCTGTGGTGACGGGTCAACACGAGATGACAATCCAAAGAGGTAGTTTAAGTTGACTTTGAACTTGGCACCAATGTCTTTGATGAGCATCAGGTCAGGGTGCGTTGGCCCAGCTACCACATGGTTGAACGTCCTGATGTCCATGCCAACCATCTCGGCAGCTTTCGTCTGAGTCACGTCACGCCTCTCAAGAACATCTCTTAGCCTGTCGCGAAACTCCGGGTAATCTCTCTTGACGCGGGTCGTCTTGGGCTTTTTCAAAGTAGCCATATCTAATACTCTCCTTCCACGGTATGAGTTAGCCAGATTTAGAGACCGTTTGCCCACAAAGTCAACCGGTACAAATCATGAACATCTCTTAAACTGTCTAATAAACTATGCCACAGCTTAACAAAATCAAAAGACCCAAGCGTCGTGAGCCAGAGATGTTACTGCAAATTGACATCGTTGACATGCTAAGGGGAAACCTTAAACGGGATGTTCTTTTCACAGCCTTCCCTGCTGGTGGCGGTGGCAGGGTGCGCGGTGCTAAACTCAAAAAAGCTGGACTACAGGCTGGGTGGCCTGACATCCAGCTAGTCCATAGAGGGAAGTACTTCGGCATCGAAGTCAAAACCAAAACAGGAAGGCTATCTCCAGCGCAAGTTGACCTGCACAAGCGGCTCACTGACAACGGGTGTTCTGTTGCAGTGGCTCGGTCAGTAACAGACGCAATGGAGATAATAATTGACTGGGGTCTCTCTAGAAAGCATAAATAGAATGTGGAGAGCGGTGGTCCTTCAGGCGTTGGAAAGTTTGCATCGCGACTGGCAAAGGGAGACACCAACGCGCGCCGCTCATTGATTGAGTGGCGCGATACATTTGCGAAGCAAGGAAGGAAACAGCTTGATGGCGTGGAAGTCGAACAAGAACCCGATGTTCAGGACGAAATTTTCTGAGGACATCTTCAATACAAAGTATGCACATGAGAACGCAACGACATGGGCCGAACTAGCGCGGACCCTAGTCGATGATGTATGTGGCGAGGACATGACGCACGACGAGCGTGATGAACTAGTCGAACACATCACGCAGCTTCGCTTCGTGCCGGGCGGACGCTATCTTTACTACGCTGGCCGCAAGCGCAAGTTCTTCAACAACTGCTTTCTGCTACGCGCTGAAGAAGACTCACGCGAGGACTGGGCCAACCTATCATGGAAGGCAGAAAGCTGCCTTGGTCCGCTCTTGGCGGCACCGGTGGAACAGCCTCTGGCGCGGTCACTAAGATGCGTATGATTAACGAGATTGGCAGGTCCGTAATGCAGGGTGGTTCACGCCGCTCCGCTATCTATGCCAGCCTGAACTGGCAGCATGGTGACATCGAAGAGTTCCTCAAAGCAAAAAACTGGCAGGACATGCCAGTCGGTGACACGGGAAAGACCCTGTTCGACATCAAGCAGACTGACTTCAACTTCCCTGCCCCACTCGACTTCACCAACATCAGCGTCAATTATGACACTGACTGGTTGCTTAACTACTGGCAGACAGGCGAAGTCGGCGAAGTGTTCATGCAGAACTGCGCACAGGCTTTGTCTACTGCCGAGCCGGGCTTCTCCTTTAACTTCTTCGACAAGGAAAACGAGACGCTGCGCAACGCATGCACCGAGGTGACCTCCGAGGATGACTCTGACCTCTGTAACCTTGGCTCTCTCAACCTCGCTCGTATCAACTCCATTGAGGAGTTAATGAGTGTTGTTGAACTGGCAACCAAGTTCCTTGTGTGCGGTACTATGGTCGCGGAACTCCCTTATGATAAGGTTTACAAGACCCGTTCAAAGAACCGTCGCCTTGGTCTCGGCCTCATGGGACTGCACGAATGGCTTATCCAGCGTGGTGAGCGGTACGAGGTGACTGATGAACTGCACAACTGGCTACTCATTTATCAGGCCGTATCCGAGAAGACAGCCGACAGGTTCTGTGATGAACTCGGCATTACTCGTTCCGTAGCCAAGCGCGCCGTCGCACCGACGGGAACAATAGGCATCATTGCTGGCACAACCACAGGTGTAGAGCCAATCTTTGCTGTCAGCTATAAGCGGCGCTACCTGAAGAACAACCGGTGGCACTATCAATATGTGGTGGATGCTGCTGCGCAGGAGATGATTGATGTATACGGGGCTGACCCCAACAACATCGAGTCTGCCATCGACCTCGCCGAGGACTACGAGCGGCGCATGAAGTTCCAGTACGACGTACAGAAGTATGTAGACATGTCCATCTCGTCTACCATCAACCTGCCGTCATGGGGTTCCAAGCTGAACAATTCTGACACAGTACCAGAGTTTGCACAGACCTTGGCTAAGTACGCTCACGGTCTTCGCGGATTTACATGCTACCCTGACGGCGCACGGGGCGGTCAACCACTGACATCTGTCCCGTATACCGAGGCGGTCGAGCGGCTCGGTACAGAGTTTGAGGAAGCGGTCGAGACCCATGACATCTGTGACATCACACAGCACGGTGGGTCTTGCGGCGTCTAGTTTTCTCTAAAACTGCCATCGCTTGAGTAAAACTTGTTGACATCTCTCTGCCCTACTCGTTACTAAGAAGAGGGAGGGGGGACAGCATGAGGCCCGTTGGATATTACAAAATGCATCGCGGATGGATGGACAATCCCGTCCTCCGCGACTGCGAAGAGCGGATAGTCTGGCTGTACATCATCGAACGAGCGGCTTGGGCCGACACCACTACATATTTTAACGGTCAGGTTGTCGAGGTGAAGAGGGGTAGCTTCTTCACCAGCCTGAGGACTCTGTGCGAGTACGTTTTCTGGGATGCCAAGAAGGTCAGCCGCTTCCTGCGTCGGTTGGAAGACTGCCACATGATTGCCACAGCAAACGACACAGGACTGACACAGATAACTGTCTGTAATTACGACAAATACAACCCACCCGGCCACACAGATGCCACACCCAAGGCACACAAAGTGCCACATAAAGAAGAAATAAATAATAAAGAAAAAAATATAGAGGGTGACGCGCCGGGGTGGCAGCAAAGCTGGGACGCCTTCCACCACTACTATCCATGTGGACTGTTGGAGAATGGCAAGCCAAGGCGCTGGCCCAAGTCGGGCAGGAACTCTGCCATGAATGTTTTCAAGGAGACCGTTCAGGCCGGGGCCTCGGTATCTGAACTGGTGAGTGCAGCCGAGAACTACGCTGTCGAGAAGTCAGACGGTCGGTATGTAATGAACCCTAAGAGGTTCATCAAGGATGGGGACTGGCGTGACTGGGTTGAGGGCAAGGACACCTCCGATGCGGCGGTGTTCAAACAGAACTGGGACTATCAGTGATGTCGGTGGTCGATAGGTTTCTAGACAAGCACGGCGCGTTCGGGACAGACCTCGACGCCATGCTGCACCGGGGAACATTCGGTGGGTGGCGGCGGTGCCGATGCCCGAAGTGTTCAGACAGTAGAAGAAATAAAGCGGACAGGTGTCTGGCTGTCAGACATCCTGATGAAGGAGATATATATGTCATCTGCCATAACTGTGGCTGGCGCAGCGGCATCGACGCTGATAAGTCCAGCGGCTTCGGAGTATCTGACAGGTCGAGGGCTGGACCCAGAGGTTCTGGTAAACCAAGGGGTCTACGCCTCAGAACTCCGTGGTACTGAGGTCATTGCCTTCCCATACTTCAAGGATGGCGAGGTCGTTAACCACAAGTACCGGAACTTCAAGGATGTCGAAGGCGTTCCTCCTTGGCAGCAGGACAAGGGCGGTGAGCAGGTAGTTTGGAACCGCATCAAACTGACCGAGTCATCCACTGACGAGCCACTGGTTATCACCGAGGGTGAGTGGGATTGCTGTGCTGCTATACAGGCTGGCTTCGACCGGGCCGTGTCGGTTCCTGCCGGAGCGCCATCGCAAAGCATCAGTCCCGACCGGGACGAGGTGAGTAACAAGTATGCATTTGTCAGAGACTTGCTGCCCCTCATCGAAGATTGCCGAGAGATAATCCTATGTACCGATGATGACACAAATGGTCAGGTGCTGCGGGATGACTTGGCTATCCGTCTCGGTAAGGCCCGATGCAAGTT